CTTGCTTTGACGATGAGGCCACAGCAAAACTCCTCACCTGGAAAGAATTCTTGGAGCAAGAGCAACAAAAACTTTGTGATTTTGAAAAAGAAAGGTTGACACTTGACTCTGAACTGATTATAATGAATATACAGATAACATTGGACGAGACACGGGCCCGTTGCCAAATAGAGACAGATACACGAGATCGGGAGTTGACAGAACTCCGAAACATTATTAAGAAGAACAAGAAACTAAATGTCCCAGCCCTCGTCGTAACCAGCGTGGCCGTTGGCTTTGGGATTGGCTTTGGATCTCACTACATAGCGAAGATACAATGAAGAAGAAGTTTAAGGATCCCAACTATCTTGTAAAGCTTGAAAAGGCGATACTAAAGAAGTATGGTGCAGAAGCGATAGAGAATCCTAGAAAGCACTGGTCGGATCTAGATGAAGAAGAGTATGAGAAGCAATTACGAAAGTTAACCAAAAAACAAAACAGACTAGAAGAACAGAGTGAGAAAATAGAAGTTGATGGCGTTTTAATATCTAAAAAACTACTTAATAAAGAACGAGTGAAAAGGAGTTGCCCTGTTTGCAAAGAATATTCTTTTAGTCTGAAAGACGATGCCTATATGAGTAAATTTGAATGTTGCTATAAATGTTATATTGAATATATTCAGGGTATCGTCGATGGCGAAGAGAAATGGCTAGCCGGCTGGCGACCAAAGAGACTTCAGGAGAAAAATTAAATGGCCACAACCCTTGAAATTGTTAGAGGAATATCTCAGGTATTATCAAATACACATGATGGCGCCATCGATGAAAATGGTGAGCCAATCAAGATAGGCCTAAAGAGAGAAGAGGGTCACCCCATTCACGACTCTAGAGTGATGGATGGATTTAAGGTGAGCTTTTATCCTGGTTCAATTTGCATTCATTATCATTCAGAAGTCAAACTAAAAGAGGTTTATTCAGGAACCTTCGAAGAAGACACAGAAAGTATGATAGATCAGATTGCCCAGTTTATAAAGAAAGAATACAAGAAGGTAACTGGAAGCGCACTGTCCTTAACAGCAGAAGGGGAGGTGACCGCAATAGTCCAAAACACCTCTCGCGTCCGAGTCTGGGTCCAGGCACATAGATATTATAAATTGCCCGAAGGCCACGTTGAAGATTTACACCCAATCGATCAGCCTTCTCAAGATAGTGTTGATGGCAAATTCAAGGACTTTCTTGAGAAAGGTGGGTGGAAAAAGGGTGACCCACAAGGCCAGCCTGTATATACAGGCAAGGGAAAGGTTCAAGCCAGAAAGGATATCCACAGTCCATATAAGGCAGAGTAATGTCTTTTCAGCTTAGCAAGAAGCAAACGGTCAAAGAGATTGTTAAGTGTGGTAAGGATCCGTCTTATTTTATAAATAACTACACAAGAATCTCGCACCCTCTTAAGGGTCTGATACCCTTCAAGACATATTCTTATCAGGATGAACTTTTAGAAGATTTTAATGATTATCGCTTTAATGTTATATTAAAGGCAAGGCAGCTTGGGATCTCCACAATCACGGCTGCTTATATTGTTTGGATGATGCTTTATCATCGAGACAAAAATGTCTTGGTTATTGCTACAAAGTTCCAGACCGCTGCTAACCTAGTTAAGAAGGTGAAGAGCATTATGCAGAATGTTCCCCCTTGGTTAAGAATAGCAGAGATTAAGATTGACAACAGGACTTCTTTTGTATTAACAAATGGTTCTGAGGTTAAGGCTTCTACCTCATCCGGCGATGCTGGCCGTTCTGAAGCCTTGTCCCTCCTCGTTATTGACGAAGCCGCGCACGTTGAGAACCTGGAAGACTTGTGGACCGGCCTGTATCCTACCTTATCAACGGGTGGCCGCTGCATTGCTCTATCAACCCCAAACGGTGTTGGCAACTGGTTCCACAAAACATATATTGAAGCAGAACAAAATATAAATGATTTTCATCCTGTCTCACTCCGATGGGATGTCCACCCTGAAAGAGACCAGATTTGGTTTGAGAAAGAGACAAGAAACATGTCTCATCGTCAAATCGCACAGGAACTAGAATGTAATTTCAACGCTTCCGGTGAAACGGTTATACACTCTAAAGATTTGGAAAGATTAGTCCAGAGCATCAAAGAGCCAGTCTATAGAACAGGGTTCGACCGCAATTTATGGCTCTGGGAACAATATGATCCAGAGGCCACATATCTTATCACCGCAGATGTTGCCCGAGGAGATGGCCATGATTTTTCTGTTTTCCACATAATTAAACTAGAGACTATGGAGATCATAGGTGAATATCGTGGAAAACCAAACCTTGAGGAATTTGCTGCCACTCTTGATAGCACAGGCAGAGAGTTTGGCAATTGCCTTTTGGTGGTTGAGAACAACAGTCTAGGAATTTCAATTCTAGAGAAATTGCGAGACAGAGAATACCCGAACCTTTATCACTCGGTAAAGGGAACGCACGAGTATGTTGACCAACTACAGGCTGAGTCCATTGGCAATTCAGTTCCTGGTTTCACTACCTCATCCAAGACTCGCCCGCTAATCGTTGCGAAAATGGAAGAATTCATTAGAAATAAACTAATTACAGTGTATTCTTCAAGATTGGTTGACGAGTTTAAAACTTTTATATGGAACAATAACAAAGCACAGGCAATGAGATCCTATCACGATGACTTGGTTATGGCCTTAGCAATAGCATGCTGGGTTAGAGATACAGCACTTACGATTAACAAAAAGAACCTGGAATATGATATGGCTATGATTAATTCGTTCAAGACGGAAAGAGGAAAGCTTCAGACCACAATACCGGGCATGATTGGCCATAGAACAAGCGGCTTTTCTGATGAGACTATGAATTTGAAAAAACAATATGAAGAATTTGTTTGGCTGATTAAAGGATAAAGATGGCAGACCAAAGAAAAAACCCAAGAAACCCAAGATCAGAGCTTTTTAGGTCTCTGACCAAGATATTCTCTGGGCCCATTATCAATCGTAGGAGCCAAACGGGACGGCGCCTTCGAAGATTCCAATTAGATAAACACGCATCTAGATTTAGATCTGCTTCTGGGCAGCAATTTAGAAGAAGCGAATTCCATACCTTTGCAAATATGCAACCCTATATGATGAATCAGCATAATAGGGCAGAACGGTATGTTGATTTTGACCAGATGGAATATACACCCGAGATTGCTTCCGCTCTTGACATTTATGCAGACGAGATGACGACCCACTCTGTCTTGCAGCCGATGCTTAATATTCAGTGTTCCAACGAGGAGATTAAAGCCGTGTTGGATTCGTTATACCATAACGTTATGAATGTTCAATTTAATCTTTTTGGTTGGTGTCGTTCTATGTGTAAGTACGGAGACTATTTTCTTTATTTAGACATCGACGAATCTATGGGGATTCAAAATGTTATTGGCCTACCCTCTCACGAGGTTGAAAGGTTAGAAGGAGAAGACAAAACCAATCCAAATTATGTTCAGTTCCAGTGGAATTCTGGTGGTTTGACGTTAGAAAATTGGCAGGTTGCGCACTTTAGAATTCTTGGAAATGATAAATATGCTCCATATGGTACATCTGCTTTAGAGGCCGCGCGCCGTATTTGGCGCCAGTTAACGTTGCTTGAGGATGCGATGATGGCCTATCGTATCGTGCGATCACCTGAGCGTCGTGTTTTCTATGTTGATGTTGGCAGTATTCCGCCTTCCGAAGTTGAGCAGTATATGCAAAAAGTCATGACTAGTATGAAGCGAACTTCAATTGTTGATGAAACCACCGGCCGCGTCGACTTACGTTATAACCCAATGTCCGTCGAGGAGGATTATTACGTTCCTGTACGAGGCAACACACAATCTAAAATTGAAACTCTTCCAGGTGGCACATTTACTGGCGATATTGATGATGTTAAGTATTTGAGAGATAAAATGTTTTCTGCTCTGAAAATACCGGCTTCTTATCTTACTCAATCTGACGGCGCCATAGAAGAAAAGACGACCCTGGCTCAAAAGGACGTTAGATTCTCTCGAACCATTCAAAGATTGCAAAGATCGATTGTTTCAGAGTTAGAAAAGATAGGGATTATTCATCTCTATACTATTGGATTTAAGGGCGATGACTTACTGAGTTTCAAGCTTTCTCTTAACAATCCGTCTAAGATTGCCGAGCTACAAGAGCTTGAACACTGGAAGACCAAGTTTGACGTTGCCGGCAGCGCAACCGAAGGTTATTTTTCGCGTCGTTGGGTTGCTCATAGACTGTTTAACATGTCCGACGACGAGTTCTTACGAAACCAGAGAGAGATGTTCTACGATAGCAAGTTTGATGCTCGTCTTGCTGCTGTTGCAGAGGCCGTCCAAGAAGAGGCTGCTGGAATTGGTGGAGGCGACCTTGGAGGGGACCTTGGGGGCGACCTTGGGGGCGACCTTGGAGGGGACCTTGGGGGCGACCTTGGAGGGGACCTTGGGGGCGACCTTGGTGGTGAGGAACTTGGTGGTGAAGAGGCAGGTGGTGAAGAAGATGTTCTTCTTGCGGCACCAGGCGGAGAACTCGAAGAAGGTGATGTATATACTCGCCCGGGCTGGGATGGTGCGACACACAAGAAGACCAAAGGAAATAAGAAATCCAAAGCCAGGCAGAAAGGAATTAAGGCTGCATATTCTAGAGAAACTTCTAGACCAGTTCGTAGGAATACCCATAAGGGCTTTGACAGAGAATCTGTAATTCCTTCAATGGCCGGCCTTTTTGAGAATAGTCGTGACACAGAAGACGAAAAGCAAATATTCGAAACTAATTATGCTGTGAAGGCACTAGTCGAAAGCTTACAGAAGGGAGTCCCACAAAAATGAGGTTTAAACACAATAAGAAAAGAAATACCGCTTTTCTTTACGAGTCTCTTTTAAAAGAGATGTCTAAGTCTATTGTCAAGAGTGATGAAAACAGAAAAAAGAGAATACTATCTATTCTTAAGGAGTTTTTCTCCCGGGGTAAAGTGCTGAGAAAAGAGTTGGATCTATATAAATTTTTATATGAGACAAGAAAAATTGATATATATACGGCGGAGAGAATTATACAGGAGGCCAGAAAAGATTATTCGTCATTAAATCTAAAAGAAATCTTTAATGCCCAAACTGCCTTGATAAGCCTCGTGAACAAGAAGCTTGGCAAAAGCGCATTCTCGGCATTTGTCCCTAACTATAGAAGCCTGGCGACTATATCTCAAATATTCAATAATGAGATGCCGGCTAAGAGTCGAGTGCTTCTAGAGAGAAAGATAATTAGTGTTATGATTGCTAGCCCGAAAGAAAAAAGCAGGATGACTAGCATGCCCAAAGTGGACAACTTGGCGTATAAGACTTTTATTGACAAATTTAATGATAAATATGGATCCGATCTCCTTAGCGAACAGAAGGGGCTTTTAACAAGATATATTATGTCTTTATCTGATAATGGTATATCTCTAAAAATTTTCCTAAATGAGGAAATAGGCCGGCTGAAGGAAAGCTTGAATGCAGCCCTAGAGACTGATGAATATAAAAATGATGAGATGATTTACGAAAAGACTAAGCAAGTCTCACAGCTTCTAGAGAGCTTCTCGCAAAAAAGAATTGATGGTTCTATGATAGAAAAGGTTCTAAGAATTCAAGCTTTTGCTGAGGAAATTCAATCTGATGGCGATTAAGATCACGGTTGGTTCGCCGGCGGAGGCCTCGCCCACAGAAGAACCAAAAAAAACCATTGCAAAGGTCGAACTTGTTATAAGAAAAACTTTGGATGGAGATTTGATAATTTCTGATCATGCTGATATGGATATCATTATCATGAAAAAGAAGAAGAAGATCGTCGCCTTTCCCAAAGATGTAATGTCAGAGGTTGTATACGGCGCGCAAGATCGTCTTTTTAAGTTTCTTACCAAGAAAGGTTTAATTCAAATTCATTCGATTCAGGGTGGCTCTATTTATGGTTCTTTGGAAGCAGAGTTTCTGGAGCCTGACGAATTCGACCCGGTTCTTTTATCAATCATAAACATTGAAAAATGGATCGATACCGAACGCCCATACTTTGAGTTTATTGAGAAGTTCGAAGAGATGGATGAAGATAGATTCCTTGAGCCCGAAGATGAGCTTTCAACAGAGTTGGGCGAGGTGCCTCATGAAGATGTGAAGGGCAACATCCGTCCCGGCTATAATTTTGGCCCCTATTGGCAAAGTTATATGCTTGAAAGAAAACGAAGAGGCAAGTAATGGAACTACTATGGTTCATCCTCGCATGCTACGGCCTGACTTTTCTTGTCGTGTATGCGAGCATTTTTAACTGGATAAGACCAAGCAAGGAATTCCTATGCGGCCTCGGCAAACTATTCCACTGCCCCCTATGTTTTGGATTTCACGCAGGCTGGTTTTTATTCGTCATAAACGAATGGACAGAACTATTTACTTTTGACTATACCATAGCAAACTTTTTCATTTGTGGTTGGGTTGGAGCCGGGACTTCTTACATTCTTTCAATGATTGTTGGTGACGAAGGCATAAGAGTTGATAAGGGAACACAAGAATGAAAATCACAAAGGCACAACTAAAGCAAATTATCAAGGAAGAGCTTGGGGCCGTTATGAACGAGTCGGAGTTCGACTACCTTACGCACCTCGAACACCTTGCTGTTCGATACCCAGAATTAAACCATATGTTCCTTGACGACCTTGGGTTCCGCC